AGGAATTCTTCTGTGACAAGGCTATGTAATTCATTGAACTGGTCTTCTGTGGCTTTCTTCATTAGTTAAATAGTTTATCTTTTACAATTTTAAGTGCTTGATCATCTAGTTTATTATCTGTTCTAGCAACATAAGCTTCTAATAGATCTACTACAAGCTTCTTAACTGAATCAGATTTCAAGAAGGCGAATAGGATGGGCTTGATTAATAGGATCATTTCTCTTTAGTGGTTGTTTTTTCTGTTGACTTAGTTTCTTGAGGTTTAGCTTTAGCAGCTTCCTCTCTTGCTTTAATTTGATCAGATAGTGTACTCATTTTACAAGTTTCTTTAGGTTTATGCCAAGGCTTATACCAAGGCTTAGGTGGGGATTTACATTTAAGAACTTTAGCTTCAGCTGCCTTCCAAGAAGATATAGGTATGACATCACTACATAGGTGATAGACCCGTGTACCTGGAAGTAACATGAAACCTTTTTGTTGAAGTTTAGCGCAGTTATCAATTCGAACTAACTCATAGTTTAACTTCATCTTTTCATGTTGCTGTGCTGCTATAGATCTACAACGTTCTAAACCTTCTCTATCCAAAGGTATCATAAAGTTGATTTGACCACCCCAGTTCTCAGCCATAGTATAGCTAGAGGGTCTCATACCATCTTCATCAATATCCCAAGGTTTTGTATGGTTACCCATATAGAATGGGGAGAAGGTCATAGTAGCTCCATTACAACTTATGTTTGGACCATAGTGTTGTCTAGAAGGAGCACCATTGTTTTGAAATTGTACCGCCTGGTTGGTCACATTGCCCGTTGCAGCGGCTACTGGATTAGATGTATTATTTGTCTCACCCTCTTCTGCACGAACTGGTGCTACTGAGAGAAGACTGATAAGGAGACCGTAGTAGAAGTAGTGTCGATTTCTCTTTCTATTACTTGTGTTTCTAACACTTGAGTTGCAGCCCTTGTTGTTAATTCTAACGTAAAGGGATCTCCAACTGTATGAATCGTGAATATTGAATCTGAATCTACGATTCCTCCAGAGCTTGCTGAAGTATGTGTTATATTTTCTCCTGACCATTGATTTAACACGGACCCATATTTCGTGATGGTTATATCCTCCACGATCTCTTGGACCGTTGTGGTTGTAGAGTTCATCGAACCCTGGGTGAATTGGGGCGTGACTAACTCTGCTCTTGCTACCGAGGGGGAGAACAGTGCTAAGAGTAAAAGCCATTTCTTCATTCTTCCTTTTTCTTAGCCATAGGACAGTTTACTGTATTACCTTTATCTTTAGTATTACCAGTGGATAAACCAAAGGTTGCTAGAGCTCCAGTAAAGACTGAAGCAACGAACGTGATATCTGAGTTACCAGATTTCTTAACTACAGGTAATTCTAAGTAATTTAAAGTTATAATAAACCCAGACCAAACAACTACGCCAAGTCTGACGAAAGTGCCGAGTATCTGTATCTGAGCATCTTGATCCTCTATTCCGTCTTTGATTTTGGTGAGGAGTCCTTTTTTTTCTTCTGGTTTTCCTTCCATTTATTAACTTTAGCTTGTAGTTGTTTCTGAACCTTTTTCTTAATTGGTTCAAATAAGGATTGAGTAACAGTGGTGGTTGTTACTGCTATAACAGCTGTTGTTACTGCTGTCACCACTACAGCTGTTTCAGGTACTGGCATTTTAATATCCAATACCGGAATCTTTAAGCTGGGTGGTTCTGGTTGTTCTGATGTTTCCTCTGCCTCAGTCTCCTTAGGACGCTCTAGATCAGCTGGGGGTATGATCATAGGTTTATATGCCGGAACGTCCGGTGTAGGCGGTCTGAAGTAGATCTGAGGGATGTCTAGTGCCTTGGGTAGGTTAGGACTAGGTAGGTTTATTTGCGACAAGGAATGCCGTGTAATCTGTTTTTACTTGAGAAGTCCAAGCTGCGTTACATATAGCCTGAACATCTGCATCTTCTCCACTGATATCAGTAGCTACTAGATCGTCTTTATCTGATCCACTTCCACCTTTTAATTTCCCCGGTTGTAGTATGTTTCTATGGAATGAACGATTCAGCTCTTTCCCGTCTTCTTTTATCACTGTAGCAGTCCGAACCTGTACGTTCCATCTGTTAACTACTTCAATCTTATCGTTTTCTTGGGTCTTAGTTAAGGCCATTTAAGAATATTCTCCGAATATAATAGGTTTATGGCTTAGTTTTGAGACGTGCTAACGGTCTATGCTGCTGTATATGTAATAGTAAATGTAATGTAAGCATCAGCATCAGCATTTAAATTTGTACGAGAAGTATTATCAGCATTACAAGCAAACTCTAATGTTGAAGTATTACCCCAAGTATGGCAACTAACACCATATGTCTGATTACTTCCTAGATCCCAGTTATATAATTCAACACTTCCGCAAGCAAGGTTTGATCTTTCAGTATTATTAGCAGTTGTAAATGGTAAATTACTAATAGTAAAATGTGCATTACTATTATCACCGTTTATTTGAACAGAACCTGATACATGTACTATTCGACCAATTTTTGTATAACTAACTGTATCAGCACTACCATGTAAGGAAACACTGTTCTCGGGAGTTGCCGTGAAAGTTCCCTCTTCATAATCGTTAAGCACTTCATTTGTCATGCCTCCTGCATTAGAAGTCATGCTGAAATCTATACCATCATTTACATGGACTCTTCCGTTATTAGTAACTTTAAAAGTGTATTTACTGTTGATGTCTGAATATAATCCAAATCCTAAATTACCACCATTACTACCTGATATATGTGCTTTAATAGTGGGATCTGAAAGACTACCAGCATCCTTAACTTGTAAAATTGAAGCAGGTGAAGTTTCACCTATACCAACTTTTCCATTCGAATCTATACGTATTTTTTCTGATGTTCCTACACCTAATAATAAATTTGATGGAGCAGATATACAACTATCTCCATCAGCAGCACCATTAAAGAAGTTATTACTAGCAGTTGCCTTACCAACCAACAATCTGGTACTAGATCCATCACTAGTATCATTATTAATTCTTATCTGAGGAACAGAAGCATTTAGTAGTTTTAAAGTACTTCCATCAAAGGTAAGATTTGCCTCACCTTGAATAGCGTTTGCACCTGTAACGGTAGTAATGGTGTTATTAGTTGAACCTGTAACTGTAGGTACTGTAGGTTTATTTAATATCTGGTTATCACCTGAGCTGGAGTTCCAATCTGATTGAACATTAACTTCAGCTCCTGCTGCTATACCATCTAGTTTTGTATGGTCTGCATCAGTAAAGTTATTCTGTGTTAAACCTCCATCACCTACTGAATAGGTGGTGTTTGTATCTGTAGGAGTAACCCATGAGTTATCTCCTCTTAAAAAGGTGGTATTGGATGCTGTACCAGTGGCTGATAAAGCAGCAACACCAATAGCATCATCTTGTACTGTATCTGCTCCAACTGCTCTATTTAATTGGTTTGTAGAGCTAGTTAGTTTAGCATTAGATACAGCATCATCTTCTAATTTAGTTGTTGTTACAGCTCCAGTAGCTATACCTTCTGCTTTTACTTGTGTTAATGCCATTAATCGGCTGCCTCCTTTGTTTTTAATTTACTCATTTTAATCAACTTCAAAGACACCATGTCCACTCATTTCAATACCGCCACTTGACCAGTTTGTGGTTTGACCTGCTCCATACAGGGTTACACTTGTATTCCCGTTTGTATTATTTGATTGCCATCTACTGTTTGTTACATTTTGACCAAGATGACTGCCATTAATAAGAATATATCCTGCAGGAATGGATTGATAAGCACTATTCCCTCCAATTTCTAGACCAAAAGGTAATCCACCTATATACCACTGGCCACTTCCAGCTCCAAAAGATCCAGAAGCTTTATGAACGTAAAAAGTAATCCATAATAGTTTACCGACTTTTACATATCTACCTGTTTCGTCGTCTAGGCTAACAACCCCAGCATCACCAGATTTAGCCAGCCAAGGTGTAAATGTTCCTTCTTCATAATCGTCAAAAAGTTCTGAAGTACCTGAACCATTAGTAGGTCCACCAGTAGCACCAAAGTCAATACCATGTCCAG